TGGCGACGGAAGATTTTGCCGGGGAAAATATCCATGTTTTGACCGGGAACCAAACTGGCTTCATCCACATCAAACACAAGGTTGCCAGCAAGGGCAAGGTTGTCAATCGCCATACGAACGTGACCGTTCATTAGCTTTTGAGCGTCTTCCATGTTTTCCGCAACGCCAACGCCCCAAAGTTGATAAGGGTTGACTTCGTACGGGAAAACTTGGTAAGGGATACGAGCAGGTGTAAATGGATTAAGAACGCAGCGCAAAACCATTGTGCCACAAACCCACACGTTAACCTGAACCTCGTCGAACTCCGACATCATTTCCGCGCCTTCGAGGCCAGCTTCTTTAGCCAGCTTGGAGTCCAAAATACCCCAATATTCAAGAACCTCGTAACGGTTGCCCTGATAGTACGGTTCAGTTTCATCTTCGCGGATGGTGTCTTCGTAATATTTGTCCTCGTAGTTCGGGCCTTTTGCCAAACACTCTTCGATAGCCTCTGCGTTAAAATATGGACGCTTAATCAGGGCACGAAGCTGTTGGCGGTTCATTCTGTGACGTTCTATGACGTATTCACAGTCATCAATGCTGGTAGCAGACGGGTCAGGGTGGAAATCCCAAGCTGACACCATTTCAATCCGTGGAACGGTTTTCTCTTCGGGCACGTAAGCCCGCTGGCCTTCATCGTCACGCTCCCACTTGTGAATGCGCTTGTAGAAGTTGAACGGCCCCTTTACGATACCCGTACCAAGCAAACACGATTCAAAGATTGATTTGCGAAGTACGTTGACGGCATTCGTGTCAAGAAGCTGGTCGTGGATTGTTTTCTCCATACGGTGTGCAGCAATCTTGGCAGGTTCGATTTGGGGTTCGCCAATTTTGGCTGGCCCCTCTGCCAAGGGAAGCTGTCCGTATTCGCCCTGCAAGCCGCCAAGGAACGCTTTTGGTTCGTTGGCTTCAAGGGCACCCGGCAGCAGTTCGCGACCATCACCAGCAAACCCGTAGGGGTCTTGTTGCTGCATTTGGTCCAGCGGCGTTTCCATGTGGGCAAACTCCGCAATGCCTTCGGGCACGGGAGTTGACTCCACAACAAGTGGAAACTTTTTGTTCGCGAACAGAATGTCTACTATCTGGCCGTAAGCGGCAAGAACCTTGGTTTTGGTTATGCGGATAAAGACCTTTGAGCGTTCCGAATCCCGGTATTGGGTTGTGGAGTCGTAAATGCCCCGAAAGTTTTTGTACGCTTGCAGCCAACGCTGTTCGTGGGCGTACCTTCCGTTTTCCGCGTCTTCGAACCGCGCTTTTACGTACGCAGCCAGACCGGGCATCTGCTCTTCTGGACTAATCAGGCCGACAGTGGTATCATCTGCGGGTTGGAGAAAATTATCTTCGGACATCTTGTTTTAGTAGTCTCGTTCGTCGGCCATTTTCATAACAGAAGCGTCCACAGCAGTTTTGGTTTGCTTTTTTGGCATGTCTTCCGTCAGAACATCAGTCTTGGCGCGAGTATCGAACTCAAGACCCTCACGATACAGCTTTGACTCACCCATGTTGGCATCGACAGAAGTTTTGTCGGAACCCATGATGTAAGATGCGCCGTAGTTGTAGTTGTTCATCGGCATCGGTTTTCTCCCGTAGGTTAAGGTGCAAGGAAGCCCATTGGTTCAGCGGCTGCACTGGCGGCTTCCTCTCTTTGCCGTGCAGCTTGTTGGCGTTCAATGAAGCCGAAGGCTTGTTCTTCGGCACTAGGTCGTCGGGTCACAGGTTGACCGGAAATCGTTGGGGCATCTTCGCCACCAACCTCTGTAATTGGTTCGCGGGCCATAAGTTCTTTTTCTAGGCCAATATCTCCAGCTTGACGAGCCAGTTCTAGTTGCTGGGCTTCTTCGGCCCGCAGTTCGCCAGCACCGGCTCCGGGGCTAGGTGCCCCTACAATCATTGGAACAGCAGCAGCAAAACCGCCGGAAAGACCTAAAGCACGGGCACCTGCTTCCATAGCTGTTTCTGCAGCTAACAGGGCAGGTTCTTCAATAGCTTGGTAAGCGGTTTCAATGGCTGCTGCGCCACCAACAACTTTCATTGTTGTTTTGAAAAACCTATCGAGGCCACGAGATTTTAATTTTTCCCACGTGCTTTCGCTGAAAGTATCAGAAGGCTCAACCGGAGTGGTCGGAGTTTCAGTTGAGGTAGCCTCGCTACGTATCTGGGACAAATAGTCCCTACGCTTCTGCGTTGCAATCTCCTGCTCTACAGCGCGGGCACTTGCCTGTGCGCTAATTTCTTCTAATTCGCCAGCCGTCATAGGCTGTCCCGTGAATTGGGGTTGCGAAATGTCTATTGTCTTTGCCGTAATTTTTTTATCTGGGGTTGGAAAGGATGTGTTAGTCTGGAATCCCATTCCACGAGATGCAAACAGGCTGTTTACGTTTGTAGACTTCGTGTTGAAAGCATCATTACGAACAAGAACATTGGTCATTTCACCAATCCGCTCGTCCGGAACGGCACCCGTATAACTTTCAGTGAGGATATCTCCCGAACTGTCTATACCAGCACCTGCGTGACCCATCCAAGACTTTACTGCATCGTGAGGAAACTTGAACTCCACACGAAGTTGGCGGGCAAGAATTTTACGCAAGACAGAGTGAGAACCGCCTTTACCTGCGGGTAATGCACTGCTAAATTCCTTTTCAAGAGCGGGACGAATCCTAGCATCCCACAACGCTGTGACCTTACCCGGAGTCGTTTGAAAAAGATTTACTTTTGTGTAATCTGCGTCCGGCCCTGCCGCTTCTTTTGCTCTACGTATTTTATCTTTTAAAAATTCAGCAAACTCTCCGGTGTAGGTTGCCTCCGGACGAGTCTTATTTCCTATTTGTTTAGACCGTACTTCGACAACCGTTTGGCCATTTTCATCTTCAAAGATATTAAAGTCAGATATCTTGAGACCATCTTTTCCGACGTTACTTTCTGCCCGCTGTCCTGTATACTTCTCGTAGAGCAGGTAGTCTGCCGCTTCACGGTCAATAATTACAGGCTTGTCAATACCGCGCTTAGTATCTGTTTCAAGTTGCATCGGAGAGACCAAAGCATCCTGATATATCTTATCTAGAGCAGCAGACGGAATGGTTGCCCGCATAGGGTCCGCCGCACGAATCTGCTTACCAAACAGGCCGTATTGGTCCGAAGCTATACCCTTCTGGCCTTGAAAATCTCCAAGACGCTCATATGGGACATTTCTTCCGCTACCTTTAACGAGGCCAGCGAACTCCGTTTCAAAAGAATTAAACTCTTTGAACCTATGGCTTCCAGTTTTGTTCGTGCTAAAGTCCAGACTTTCTGCAAACTCACGAGTACCGTACACATCAAAATAGGGCTGGTCAACATCCACACCTTCAGCAATGAGACCATTGAAAACTGCTTTGATATTTGACTTTTTACTATCGGTAAGCTTTTTTTCCAAAACGGCATCAAAAGCTTCACGAACAGTAATAGTTCCATTACCTATTTTAGCTTTGTAATCTACGTTTGCCATTTAATATCCGAACGTCTGGTCAAAGGGCTTGAACGCTTGGTCCTTTATGCCCTGTAGTTGTTTGTGGATTGAGGTGTAACCGGAGGTTCGCGTCATCACCATGTATCGCAACGCATCGTAGGCATGGTCCTCTGCCTTTGTGTCAACGTCTTCGCTATTGGTTTTGGAGAGCGGTATGCCTGATAGCTGCGCGATAGTGTGTTTACACGTCGAAAATACGCGGAGTCGTGGTTCGTTAGAGTAGGGGTCGTCAGCAAGCCGCCTGTGTAATTCCATTTTTCCTTGTAGACGGTTGCGGTCTGAGGGAGTCCACCTAACACCGGCCCGCATCATTGTCTCCGCGATAGACGGGCCGAATCCGGTTTTGTTCCAGCACGAGGAGTCTAGAACGGTGTAGTGTGGTAGTGGGTCTAACTCCTCTGCTTCTAGTATTTTATCAGCTAATTGTTCCGCTGTCAAGTGTTTTGCGTACAATTCGCGATAAACCCAAATATTGTTGTCCCAATCAATTGCGCCCCAAAGAACACAAGATGGGCTGGCATACCCGTAGTCGGCTGCACGGATGCGAGGCCAGTTCGTCGGAAGTTCCCACGGTTCGACGACGTGGCGGGTTCGAGAAAACTCTGGGAAGGCCGCTCCCTCTGCCACGTCCCAATCCCCCTCAAGGAGTCGTCTACGCTCGACATCCGGGAGCGACCTGAGCATAGCCTCATATTGGCCATCTGCCATCAGGTAGGGGTTGTCAGTCAGCCGCGCTGGAACAAACTTGCGGTAGAACAGCGGCTGACCTGCCTTTGGATGACCTTCCGGCCAAACAAATGTCTTTCCAGTGTCTAGGTCTTTTGCGCCGAAAGCCTTGTTGGCTTCGTTGGCGTCGATGTACATCTTTTTAACCCACCATCCTCCGACGCCGCCGGGGTTGGCTGTGCATCGCATACAAAGGCTGGTTTGCAACTCTGGGTCTGTAGAACGAAGACGGGAGCGGAGATAGTCCCACACATAAGGAGTTGGATATTGGGTGATTTCATCAATGCCTATCCAGTTAAAAGCCTGACCTTGAAAACGGGTTACGTCTTTGTCCCGGTCAAGGTAGGTGAACCAAATAGTCGCACCCGATGGAAATACCCAAGTTGATTTTGATTCGCGAAAGGTTGCGCCGGGAAACGCTTTGGTGTACAGTTGTTTGGATTTGTCGATAAGTTCGGTCAGTTCGTCGAGGGTACGCCGGAGAAGAAGACCCCGCATATTGGGATTGTGACAATAGCGTAAGGGGTCAGCAAGTAAAGCAAACGACTTGCCGCCGCCAGCGGCTCCGCCGTAAAGAACGTCTTGTTCGGGGGCTGAAAGAAATTCTTCTTGGGGTCCGGGATTGGGTCGAAAAATAACGGGTGAACCGTCCACAAGTTCCGAAACGGCTGGTGGTAGTTCGTTGAGGTCGCCTTGGTCAATGACACGAGTCTTTTCACCTTTTAGTGCCTTTTCTACTTTTCCCGCTTTTTCGGTAAGGTTGCGAACCTTGCGCTTTTCGTTGTTTGCTTTGGTTTGTTGTTTTTGAACCCGTGCCTTTGCGTTACGGAGTTTTGCTTGAACGGAGCGACGTGCCCGTTCCCGCTCCGACATCTTGTATTGGGCCTTTGGCTGGTTCGGGTCTTTTTTGGGTCGGCCCCGTCCACGGGGTTGGTCCAGTGTTGCCGGGTCGGGGGGCACAAGGACACGTTTACGGGGTTTACCCATAAGTTACTTCTTTTCTGCGCTGGACGATGCTTTGCGGCCACGACAAACTTTGCCGCCGTGTGCAAAACCCGTTGGGGCCATTTCTTTTTGTTGTTTCTTTGTTACGTCGCGACCAGCACTGTCTTTACCGACAGATTTGTAGTCGTCGAACTCCCCACTAGCAACGCCCAAGTCTGAAAGAATTTGACGCTTTATTTGTTTGTTCGAATATTCTGGGTTGTCTGGATAGTAACCTTGCAAGCTTTTCAAAGTTGCTGCGTATCTTTGTCTTTTCAGGGGAAGCTTTTCGAACAGCGGGGTTATTGACATCAATTCTTTACGATGTTTGGCAACCTTGTCAATTGCCTCACCCGTTTCTTTTGTTGTTTTCATTCCTGCGGATGTTGGTTTAGCCATCGACTACTACCTCTTTCTTTGGGGGCAGCAGGACAACGCCGTGGACCGCTGCTACGTTGTGATTTATTGTTTCCTGTTTGCCCAAACCAACCCGATTGAGGATTGCTTCGGCTGCTTTCATGCGAAGTTCGTCACCACGTTCGATTTCGGGGGAACTAACAAGGTCAACTAGCCGGTTCGCAGCCTTGAGGGACTGGCCAGCCAGCATGGTTCGCGTCCGTTCGACGATTTCGTCGGCTAACCGGTCACGCAACCACTTCACGGAGCCGGGAGAGTACCCTGCAACTTCGGCTGCAGCAGTCAAATTGCCCCCGTTTTCGAACAGCGCGTCAAGGAACGCCTCTTGTTTGTCCGAAAGAGCCGGTTTGCGGTTATTTTGTTGAGGTAGAAGATTCATACGCTTTTAAGATTCTCACAACGGTACTTTATTTCAACGATTGTTGGCATTGTTGGAACAATAACCTTTATCATTTCTTCGACACGGGCTTTGCATTGTTGTTCGGAGGGGTACGGACCCCATGTGTCTTCGAACGAGACGCACTGTGTGGGTGAATTGAGCGCACAAACAAGAACCCAAGCTTTGAACATGTGTTTTCTCCGTTTGTCAACCCCTATTTTAAGGTTGTTTTC